CATCCAGACGTATTAGTTTATGACAATCCTGATATGTGGGAAAAAATGTCAAATGGCTCTATTCAAAATTTATTCCAAATGGATTCTCCAGTAGGAAGTATAGCTATGAAAAAAGCTAAGCCTGTTAATGTAAGACAATTAGCCGAAGTAAACTCAATCATGAGATTACAGTCAGACTCTGGAGAGCAGCCTATCGATAGATATGTTAGATTCAGAAATGATATTAATCAATGGTATCTAGAAATGGCTGACGAAGGATTAAATCAGGAAGAAGTTAAAATACTTGAACCTTATTTATTAGAATCTAATGGAGTTTCTGGTTCACAGGAAATTCTAATGCGTTTATTAATGGAACCGAAGATTTCTGGATTCACTTTGGGAGAGGCTAATGCAGCTAGAAAAGCTATTTCTAAAAAGATTGCTGCTAAAATAGTTCAGCTTAAAATAGATTACTTTGAAAAGAGTAAGAAATTAGGTACTAGAGAAGAGTTCAGTAATTATGTATGGAAATACTGTATTGAACCTCAATTAGGTTACGCATTCTCACTTAATCATACTCTACCTTATTCTATAATTGCAGTGCAAGAAGCTAATCTTGCGACTCGTTGGGACCCTTTATATTGGCAATGTGCATGCTTATGCGTAAATGCTGGTAATTATGTAGGTGACATCGGTGATGATGATGAAGATATAGAAGAAGATTATGTAGAGGAAGAGCCTATTGTAGAAGACGAGAAAAAGTCTAAGAGAGCTGCTCCTAACTATGGTAAAATCTCTAAGGCTATTTGTGCTTCTCAATTTGCAGGAGTAAATATTGATCTTCCTGATATCAATGAATCACAAGTAGATTTTATTCCAGATATTAAGAGACAAGCTATTATTTATAGTTTACAAGCTATCAATGTAGTAGGAGACGAATTACTCGATAAGATTCTTGAAAATCGCCCTTATAAAGATATGACAGATTTTTATGAGAGAGTAGAACCTACTAAGGCTCAAATGATAGGACTAATTAAAGCAGGATGCTTTGATAATTTATATGACTGTCCTAGAACTACTCTAATGGAAAGATTTTTAAATTATTTAGCAAACATTGAAATAGAGCCTAAGACTAAGTTAACTACTGTTCAGTTGAAGAAAGCTATTACTCTAAACATGCCTGAATTAAAAGACTATTTAGATAGTATAAGAGCATATAAATATAAAGCTTACTTAGACGCTAAATGCCTAGATAATACTTCAAAAAGATATATTATAAGTGATGATTCATGTATAAGATTCTTTAATATGTATGTAAAAGACTTATTAAATCCTATAAAGGATGAATATACCTATCTTCCTGAAAATGGTATAGCAATTAAGTCTACAGCTTTAAAGCGTGCTGTTGAGGAACTTATGAAGCCAGTTATGAATTGGTTAAATTCATCTGAAGGGCTTGATGCTTTTAATACCTTAATTAAGGAAGAATTTAAGAACGAATTGAGAACAAAGTATTGTCAAGGTTCCCCATCAAAATGGGAAATGGATACTATGGGATTCTATAAGAGCGGACATGAATTAGCCGCAATGAATGATAATATGTATGGTGTTAGGGATTTTAGAACTATTAAAGACGGCGAAAAAGGATGTGCTATCGCTGGTACTGTAATAGAGGTTATCAATGCTAAACATACTATTTCATTATTAACTAAGTATGGAGTAGTTGATGTAAAGTTCTATGGTAATAATTATATAAAATATAATCAAAAGATTAGTGAAATAGACGAAACTACTAAGAAAAAGAAAGTTATTGATGATTCTTGGTTCAAGAGAGGAAACAAACTTTTAGTTTATGGTGGACGTCGAGAAGACACTTTTGTAGCTAAGTCTATTAAGACTGAAAATAGCTATAATAGATTAGTTGGTATAATTGAACAAATAAATGTTGACGGTTCAGCTTATATCAGGTATACTAGAAATAAGAAAGGAAAGTAGATTTATGGCAAATGATGTATATATTACAGCAAAAGTACAATTAAATAATTATAGATTTCCTAAAAATAAAGCTCATGTTTCTGGTGAATTTGCTATCGTCTTATTGAAGGTAATTGAATTACAAGAGGGCACAATTCCAGAAGAAGCTTACACTTCTTATGGGGATGGGACCATTATACTTAATGGTTCTATGCCTCGTTTAGAGAGAGGTGTAGATTATGTTCTACAAGCTAAGCAAGTCGTTGATCCTAAGTGGGGCATTCAATACAAGTGCGAAAGTATTAGTATGGACTATAATTTAGATAATAGAGAAGACCAGGAGAAGTTTTTCAGCTTCTTCTTAACTCCTCATCAAATTGAGTCTCTTTATAGTTTTTATGATGACCCTATTCCTTTATTAAAGGAAGGGAATATTGCCGCTTTAACACAAATTAAAGGTATTGGTAAAGTTACAGCTAGCCGTATTTGTATGAAATATGCAGATAATATTGCAAACGGACGTGCTTATGTAGTTTTAAAAGATTTAGGATTAACCAAAAATGCAATTGATAAATTAATTAAGCAATTTGGCTCTGCTGATTTAGTTATTGATATTATCAATGAGAATCCATATTCTTTAATTAAATTAGTAAGAGGATATGGTTGGGAAAAAGCTGACAAGTTAGCTTTAGGAAAAGGATTTACTAGAGACTGCAAAGAAAGATGTCTAGCTTATTCAAGACATAGACTTGAGAAAGAGGCTGATGACGGAAACTCTTGTATGTCTGTTGGGGAATTAGTTGATAATGTAATGGATGTATGCTTTCCTGTTGAAAGAGAAACATTAACTAATTATATTAAAGAAGAAACTATTGGTCAGACAGATTTTGACCTTTTATATGAAAAGCTTTTAGAAGGCGAGACAGATGTAAAATTCCCCACATTCTTTTATTCATCTGAAAAGAAGAAAATTGGCTTATTTTATTATCGTTTATTAGAGAAGAAGATTGTTACTGAATTCGAAAGAATCAATAATGCTTCTCCTGTGGTCACATATGATAGAAAGAAATGTGAATTGATCATAGCTGACGTTGAAGCTGAGCAGGGATATTGTTACACTAGAGAACAAAAACAAGCAATTTGGAACATTCTAGAGAGTAATTTAAGTATTTTGACTGGTTCTGCAGGTACAGGTAAATCTTCTACTGTTAAGCCTTTGATTAAGATATTTGAATATTATAATTTAATAGTATCTCAGACAGCTCTTTCTGGACGTGCAGCTTCATTGTTAACAAGTTATACAGGCCTAGAAGGTAAAACTATCCATAGATTATTAAGATATGTCCCTGATTTAGAAAGATTTGAATGTGATAAGAATAAACCTTTGGAAAGCGATGTAATAATTCTTGATGAAACTTCAATGGTAGGTGAAGAGTTATTCTTAAAATTATTAGAAGCAATTAAAACAGGAGCTAAACTTATCATGCTGGGAGATATTAAACAGCTTCCTCCTATGTCTGTTGGTAATTTATTAAGTGACTGTATCGCTTCTGGATATGTAAAGACTAATTTATTAACTACTATTCATAGACAAGCTTTAAAGAGTGGTATCGTTACTCAATCTTTAGCTGTATGTGAAGGACGTTCTCTTGTTAAAAGTGATTTTGCAGGAGAAGAAACTAGAGGAGATTTATTTGATTTTAAGTTAGTTTGCAACGAGGATGCAATGGTAGTACATATGAATGCTGTCGAACAATTTAAAGCTCTTTTAGCAAAAGGAATTAAAGCTGATGATATTCAAATAGTTGTACCTGTTAGAACTAAAGGTATGAATAGTTGTAGAATGTTTAATGCCGAAATTCAACAATTAGTTAATACTACTAAAAAGAGCGGAATTACTGTTGAAGTATATGATGGTGGTTCAAAATATGAAGTAACATATAAGCCACATGATAAAATTATGATTATTAAAAATAATTATCACGCTAAAAGTATATATGGAAATCAGGTAGCTATTTTCAATGGTAACATGGGACATATAGTTGAAATTGATGAAGAATCAATGATTGTAGACTTAGAAGACCAGGGACAAGTTATTTTACCTAAATCAGACTGGAATAATATCACTCATGGTTGGGCTTGTACTTGTCATAAACTTCAAGGTAGCCAATCTGATTATGTAATAGTGTGTGTAGATACTTCTGCTTATGTATTGCTAATGAGAGAGTGGTTATATACTGCTATAACAAGAGCAAAGAAATATTGTGTAGTTGTAGGTCAGCCAAAAGCTATTAATTCTGCTTGTAGAACAAGTAATATTAAAGTAAAACAAACTTGGCTTAGAGGCGAATTAAATCACCTATATTTACAAAGATTTGAGCAGTAGAGAAGAGGTGGGCAAATTGATATACGTAACTTCTGATTTACACTTAAATCATTATAATATTTTAAAATTAGAAAATTTTAATTTAGAGCGTAGTGGACTAGGTTATATTAAGACATTAGAACAATATAATGATATGATTATTTCACACATTAATGCCAAAGTTCTATCAACTGATACTTTATATATATTAGGCGACGTTGGCTTTGGTCCTTGCTCTGAAATTAAGAAACTATTAGATAAGATAGTATGTAGAAACCTTTATATGATATTTGGTAATCATGACAAATATGGAGTAACTCAAGCTAAAATTATAGGATTCAAAGACGCTTTTTATGAGCCATACTATTTACAAGAATCAAAAGGGAAAATTGCTCTTTCACACTTCCCAGCTTACGAAGCTTTAAATAATCCTTATGTAGCTTATAATTTCCATGGACATTTACATGGAAGTAAGTTGGACAATGATAAATATATTAATTTTAATATTGCTATGAATGAATATTATCCTGTTTGTATTGATGACTATTTAGTCAAAGCTGAAACTAAGGCTAAAAAGAGGACAGAGAAGTTCCTTCATGAGTGGTTTATTAATATGCAAATATTTATAGATAAGAGCCGTGGAGATATTGAGATAGGACCAGATGGACATATAATTTGGCCTGAAGAAGAAAAAAAGTAAAATAGATGTTGACATAATAATATTTATCCTTTATAATGTAAGTGTAAAAACAAGGAGGAATATGATTATGACAAACATCGAAACAATTAGAAAGGCAGTAAAAGCCGCAGCACAAAGAAGAGGATATGGTTTAGAAGAGAGAAAGTCTTCTAGTACAAATTCTTGGTATTTCAAGATTACTTCAGGAGACGAATCATTATTATTTAGAATTTCTGACCATAAGACAGAAACTAATGTTATTACTTTAAGATTAGATAAGAAGACATCTTATAAGAATATCATTAGCTTCATTGATAACCGATGCAATGATCTAAGCGCTAGAATCATTAAAAAAGCATTAGGTATTAAGTAATTGGAGGAAGTATGGGTACATTTTTAGACGCAGCTAGTAACACATCCTTAGATAAGAGAGTATTAAAAGCTATGGAGCCTTATCTAAGTGAAAAGTTTGTAGGAAATTCTAGGTCAATTCATGACTTTGGAATTAAGGCGTCTGAAGTAATTGAAGAAAGCAGAGAGAAAATGGGACTTGTATTCGGGGTCCCTTCTGCTAATATTATATTCACTTCAGGAGCCACAGAAGGAAATAATATGGTTATTAAAGGGTTAGCTTATTCACAATTAGCTTCAAAGCTAAAGAAGAAAGACCAGAAGAGACATATTATTTGTTGTGCAACAGAGCATGACTCTGTTATAAATCCTTGTAAGCAATTAGAAAAGATAGGATTTAAGGTTAGTTATATTAAACCACATGCTGATGGTCGTATTTATTTAGAAGACGTTAAGTTAGCAATTAAATTTGACACATTATTAATTTGCGTTATGGCTATAAATAATGAGCTAGGGGTTGAAAATGAAACTTCTGAAATTACTACCTATGCTAGAGAAAGAGGAATTCCTACATTAGTAGACTGTACACAGCTTGTTAGTTATGGCAAGAGTAGTTTATGGCTACGATATAATTATCAAAGTGCTACATTCTTTACATTTTCTGGGCATAAGATTTATGGTCCAGCAGGAACAGGATGCTTAGTCGCCAACGGGGATGACGCTTTACAATTATTAAAAGGAAATGGCTTGATCGTGGGCGGAGCTCAGGAATTAGGTTTAAGAGGTGGTACTTCAAACGTGGCTGGTATAGTTGGTTTAAGTAAAGCCGTAGAATTAATGGAAGCCGAAGATTACAGTGATTATTATGAAGATTTATATGAATATTTAATTGCTGCGTTAAAAGCAAACTTCCAAGATAAATGGCACTTAAATGCTGAACCAGACCATAAGAATATAATCTCACTTAATTTCGAAGATTATTTTGATTTAACAGACTCTCTAGCTTCTGACCTAGCTATAAGAGGTATTGGTGTTAGTGCAGCTTCAGCTTGTGATTCAGAGCATGATGAAACAGCAGGAGCATTTAATCCGTCACATGTTCTAGCAGCTCTAGGTCTTAGTGAAAAAGCTATTAGAAATACTATCAGAGTTTCTTTCTGTAAGTATTCTACTAGAAAAGATGTGGACTGTTTAATTGAACAGTTAAAAGAAATTAAAGAAGCAGAAAACATGGCTATGGAAATGATAGCACAGCAATTAAAAGAAGGAGAATAAATATGATTAAGTTTGAAAAAGTTAGTTTAGAACAATTTACAAAGGATTTACGTAAGGTTTTAATGCCTCATGTAACAGACGAGGACGCTAAGGAAATTTATGATAAGATTAAATTACCTAAGCGTGGCTCTAAGGGTTCAGCAGGATATGATTTCTATTCCCCTGTTAGTTTCACATTAGAAGAGTGGGATGCAACTATAACCATTCCTACTGGTATTAGAGCGATTATGCCTGAAAATATGTTATTAAACATTGTTCCTAGAAGTGGAGTTGGATTTAAATCAGGTACTAGTTTAGCTAATACAATAGGTATTATTGATTCAGATTATTATTATTCAGATAACGAAGGACATATCATAATAAAGTTAGTAACTGGTTTTGACACTTTAGCAGCAGCAGCGGGGGACAGGTTCGTTCAAGGTATTTTTTCAAAGTATTATATTACAGACGATGACGACGCTACTGAAGTAAGAAAAGGCGGACTAGGCAGTACAGGAAAGTAATATGATAGTTAATCTATTAGAAGAGACTAAGCAGATTCTCAGAAAAAACAAGCATTCAATAAGCAATGCTAAGTTTGTTAGAAATGCTGAAGGATATATTCCTATAGCAGATTTTGTTACGCAGGCTCAGGGGTTTATTTATGATAATGAATCAGATAAGCCCCAAGTTGATCCTAACTTACTCATTGTTGGTAGATTTTGGTGGTTGTCTCGTGTATACGCTGACCACCAAGAATACTGGGTATTTCATAGCAGACCTAAGAAACCCGAGTTACCAGCAGTAGATTTTACTTTAAAGAACTCTCGTTAAAAGGAGGTAGTCCTATGAAACTATTATTAGGATGCAAGAATATAAAGCCATGGTTAAGAAATAAACATAATGTTTACGGAGAGTACCATTGTTTTCCTGAAAAAGTTATAGCTGCACAATATTTAAACGGCAAAATCGTAGCTGAATGTGATTTTGAGGTTGAGGAAATTGCGTGTTCGAAAATAGATTATGATTTATCTTATGCAATAGATGGAACAGGACAAGCGTTTTATGATAATTCAAAAGAATATAAGCCATTTTATTTAGGACTAAATATTAGTAATATTGAGTTGCTAAAAAGAAGTTGTTTAACTAATAAAGAAATGTATGATTACTTAAAAGGCGAAAATGGTTATGCCATCCACATTAAGAACTTACACATATTTGATGAGCCGAGAGAATTAGATGACTACTATTCAAATAAAGAATTGATGTTAGAAATTCTAAAAGTTTGGGAGGATTTTGGTTTGCCAGATATAGATGATTATAAAGAAGCTTCATTCAAACAATTTCCTAAAAATATGTGCTACGCTTATGATGAAAAAGAATCTTATATATTTTTACCAGTCGAGCCAGAAGAAGCTTGTAGAATTTTAAAAGGTATGCAAACTATTATTATTAGAAAAACAATTTTAAAAGATATAAAAAAATAAAAAAATAAAAGTGGCATTTTATTTGGTGTTTAATCTAGGGATGATTAATTTATCCTCCCTAGTTTAAAAACTCATTATAGGGCAAATTTATAGGCCTAAAATTTACTTAAAGTTTTTCTTTACAGTCTAAGTAAAGTTTGTTATAATATAACTGTGGAGAATATTATTCTCAGTAGGGCCAAAAGCCTATTTTAGAAACCAAAAGTTTAAAGGAGATGATTTTATGTCAAGATTTAGTGGAAAGTGCGATTTATACGACCATATTATGATGTATAAGCACAGAACTGCTGAAGGGTCTGATAAAAAGGAAGACCTAGAGAAAGCACGCGTTTTGTATTCCGACGAAATGGAGTGCTTTAAAATTTTTATGGAGAGAACAGGAGGAATCCTATATCAACATAAGCGTTTAAAGGTGGACGAGTTCAATCAAAGTTTCATAGAAAAAAAGTGTCCTAACTTTAAAGTGATATCTAATACTGAACAGGTGCTAGATAAGAGGTCTAAGACAGGATATAAATGGAAAACAACTCAGACATATGAATATTATGGTAGAGAATACACTCTAAAAGAAATTAATAAGCGAGGAGTGTTTATTACAACAGAGATTCATATTAAAACCTTATTAGATTTAATTCCTTATTACCCTTATATCGTTTCTATGTGTGCTAGTAATAAAGATAAAGAAACTATATATATTTCTAATCAAAGTTATGCAGAATCAGAATATGAAGAACATTTGCAGCACGGCTGGGAGTCTAACATGATTTATTATTATAGAGAGGAATTACAAGACCATTATAGAGAAGTTGTGTTAAGATATTATAACCCAGGGAATAGAGAGCAAATAGAATTATTGCATTTTGATGAAAATCGCCGTGCTCATACCAGATTCAAAATTGATCCTAATTTTAAAGTAAATTGGTATTGGTATTCTACAGAAGAAAGATTACCTCATTGGACTTCTCCAAAGGTAATTGACGATAACACTATAGAAATTAGTGAAAATGATTATAATGGCTCTTTAGGTCACAGTGGAAAAATTAGTTATGTTAAATATGAGGACTATCCTTTATATTTAGATTAATGGAGGAAAAGAAATGAAAAAAATTACAGCTAAAGAAATTATTCATGATGAATCACCAGAAGTTCATATTCTCTATGAAGAAGCAGATTTAAGAATTCATACTATTAGTAGATTAGTTTTCCCTGAATCAATTGAGCAGGGGGAACTTAAATTCATTTCTCTTCCCGTATATATGGGTGTTGGTATTGAGCAACGTAGTGGATTTGGGAATAGCTATATAGTAATTTCTTTCGTTAAAAAAGACGAAGAAGGTAATCTAATTGTTGAACCCGTAGCTAGCACTGAACCTAATGAGGACCCATATAATAGAGTTCTAGATTATTTGGCTCTTAAAGACGGAAATGAAGAAATATACAATCGTGTGCTAGAGAAAGCAAAAGAAATCGTAGGAGGTGCCAAACGTGAAGTATAAAGATTTTACTATTAACTATGAAAAACCTTTTGGACGTTTAGAACAATTTTATGAAGAATTAGGCGTTTTTGACTTGATTAAGGAGAGAAAAAAGGAGTATAATATTCCTGAGGATGCTTATGTAAGTTATACATTAATACGTTGCAACCCTAAAACTTATATTAAGCTTGAGGAACAATTAAAATATAATTGGATGTATTATAGTTATGACCGTTACACAGGTCGACCTAAAAGAAAGACTCTGGTTAAGTATAAACGCCCTCATCCTTTATATCCAGCTGATCAATCTCGTATCGCTTGGCATTATGGGTTAGGTATTGCTCCTGTAAAGGATGAAAATGTTCCTGAAGATGTAATTCGTATTATCACTGAATGGGACCAAGAAACAGTAAATGATATTATAAGTAGATATGAAGCAGAAAAAGGAGATAATTTTTAATGGGAACTAATTACTATTTAAAAAAGAAAATTAAGTTTAAGGATTCTAGTACTGTAACTAGTTATGGATGCACTGGAGAATTAGTCCATGGAGTACAAGTATTAAACAATGGATTTGTCTATGAAAGTGTTTATTATCCAACAGTAAAAGAATTAAATGAAAATTTATATCAAACTATTCACATTGGCAAAAGCAGCTATGGTTGGTATTTTAGTTTATGTATCTATCCTGAAATTGGTATTAATAATATAGAGGATTGGAAAAAGCTATTTTCTGAAAATACAATCGAGAATGAATATGGAGAAATTATTCCTCCTGAAGAAATGTTAAGAGTCATTACAGAAAGAAAACATAATTCGGGTAGGGATTTCTATACAATGGATGAAAAGGATAAAAAGTTTTTCATTGAAGATATAAATGATTTGTATACGCGTATGGTATGTAATTTTGATCCATATCGAGATTTGGAAGATTATTTTAAGAGAAGTGGTGCTGAGCCTGGAAGAAATGGTTTACTAAAGCACGCTATTGATAAATATACATCTCATTCTGAAAATGATGAAACATTTGATTACATTATTTCTGGCAATGACCCTGAAACTGGCTATCTATTTTGCTAAAGGAGATTAGAATGATAGATTTAGAAAAGTATTATGATGAATACGAGTATCTTTATGATGAAGAACCCGTAAGAAGGAAGTCAAAAGCTCCTAAGGAATCCGAAGGAAGTTCTAAAAAGAAAAAGAAGAACTTTAAAAGAGGAGGTAAGCAGGAGCTTTGGGATGAATACTTAGATAATTCAGAAGAAGATTTTGGAAAAGAAATCATGAAAGATATTTATAAAGAGAAGCTTGTTCAAAAAACTCTTGAAAAGAAGGAAGAAAAGAAGAAGAGCTTCGACGGACCTAATACTCATTTAATTAGAGGCGTCCAAATCAATTATGATAATGTTATTTCTATCGCAAGAGTAGAAAACATGTATAATGGTAACAAGACTTTCGGAATTAAATTTATTTTTAAGAGTAAGGATAATGGGGCCTTTAGAATAGTTTGGTTTGGACAAGACGAAACGCAACGTAATGAATTATTTGCTCAGGAGACAAAATTCTGGGCTAGCCTTAAATTGAAGCACTAATTCCTCCGGGGTAAGGTTGTATGTTCCGGACGGTACCCATCCCCCCATAGATAAAACCCGTTAAAAAACATACACTTGGCGACTTACTCAAGAGGTTGAAGAGGACGGTTTGCTAAACCGTTAGATCAGGCAACTGATGCAGGGGTTCAAAGCCCCTAGTCGCCGCCATTGAAAGGAGAATTAATATGGTAAATAAAAGTCAAATTAAAGTTGAAATTAGAAAGCATCCTACAGAACAGGATTGGTTATGGTGCAAGGAGTGCACTTTAAATACAGTAGGTAAGAAGTTAAAGTCTTCTACTACTGAGGTAGACATGGAATATAAGAAGAAGCTATTAGCATCTGAACATAGCCCTATCAGAGAATTATGGTTTGGAATTAAGCTTACAATTCCTTATTTCATTTCAGTACATATTGTAAGACATCATATTGGATGTAATCATTTTGTATCTTCACAAAGAGATGATAGAAATCCTAATAGAGAGGTATCTAGAGAAGAGTTACCTCAAGGGCAGTTCGTTTCTCATATGCTTACTATTAATGCTCAAGAATTAATGTTCTTCATGCGTAAGAGATTATGTAACCAAGCTGACCCTTTAATGAGATATGTAGCTAATTTAATCAAGCAAGAGGTTCTAAAGGTTAATCCTGAATTTGAAGGATTACTTGTACCTTTGTGTGAATATAGAAATGGGAAATGTACAGAAATGTTCCCATGTGAAAAAGCTAAAACTTTTAAGTAGGTGATATTATGATTAAGTATCCAAGTGAGGAGACTAAAGAATTACTACAAAACGAAGCTGATAAGCTATTGGAATACAGCCTAGATAAAACACTTTCTCCCTATTATAATAAAGGTCCTTGGGAATATTTTATGAAAAGACAAGTTCCTTGGTATGGTTTAATCGAATTAAATCAATTAAAAATAATTGAAATGAGAGATTGGGTACAAAACTATACCTACTTAACTAAAAGGTCTATAAAAAGACAGGTTAGGCAAATGACCGAAGTTATTAATTTAGGTTATAAAATATTAGCAGACGAATATAATAAGGATTCGTATAAATGGTTAAGAGAAAATACTGTTTCAGTTACTTTAATTTATAAAGGTAATTTAAAGGATAAAAATTTGGTTGCTAAATTATACAATACTGATATATTTGATGACATTGCAGAAAAATTTAATTTTGATGAATATAGATTAAGTGATGAAGCAAAACAACAATTAGCTAACTATGTTAAAGATAAGGATACTAGAAAACTAAAAGAATGGTTAAAGGACAATAATTTAACCAGAAATCAAGTCATAACTGCCTATACCTCAGAATATACTAATGGTTTAAGTGAGGAAGAAAATCAAGCTATGTATCATGAAATGATGATACAAGATTACAAAACTAGGCAAAAAGATATGAAGAAATATTTTAGTTTAATTGCAAAATATTATGATAATTGGGGCGATTAAAGCCCTTCATGCCGATGTAGCTCAGCTGGTAGAGCAATTCCATGGTAAGGAAGAGGTCGTAGGTTCGAATCCTATCTTCGGCACCACATGTCTCAACTCGCATGGGCCCAGGCGGCAGACCTTATAAGGTCAAAGAGGTGGATGCAGGGTGACCAAAGTGGTCATCTGGGTGTGGCCAACCTTCGCAGGTTCGAATCCTGCTTGAGACTTCTGCAGGTATAGTTCAATGGTAGAATATCGGCTTCCCAAGCCGAGGATACGGGTTCGAGCCCCGCTACTTGCTCCATAATGCTGGCTTAGCTTAGTTGGTAGAGCAATCGTCTCGTAAGCGATAGGTCGTAAGTTCAAATCTTATAGCCAGCACCACTAAGTAAACTTAAGTAAAATTAAGTAAACTAAGTAAGAAGGAGAGGAAGACAGTGTTTATAGTATTGTTAATAATTGTACCAATTTTAATTATTCTTCTTTTATTGTTGTTGACTCGTAAAGACGATACATACCCTTTTAAGAAAATGAAGAAGAAAAAAGATTTTGAAAACTGTTACAACGATCCTAGAAAAACAAATAACCATAACAAGAAGTAAGGAGTGACACGATGCAAGAGTACACAGGTTGGAAAGTATGGGTACCAACAGATGAAGAGCTAGTTGAGTTATATCAGAATAACAACTGCTCAGTAGAATTAAAGGAAAATGAATACCTTATTGTTAAGGATTCTAGAGACGGAACCATTAATTCTATTTACAGAAAGAAAAACGGGGAATTAGGGAAGATTAATAGAGCTGCTATTAAGATTAAAGACCCAAAAGACGGAAGGATGAATAAAACTTTTAATCCTCGTAATCCAGAACAAGCATGCGTCTTTGATATGATGCATGACCCAGATACCACAGTCAAGCTTATAACAGGAAGCTGGGGTACGGGAAAAACTATGATGCTTGTAACTGCAGCTTTAGAAGCTTTAAGAGACAAGCGTTTTGAAAAAATTGTTTGGATTAGAAATAATGTCGAAGTAAAGGACACTGAAAAGTTAGGAGCTTTACCTGGAGACATATATGAAAAGCTTAAACCATATTTAGGACCTTTCATTGATCATGTAGGGAGCATGGAGAAAGTTGAAAAAATGATTAAAGAAGGGCAATTAGAAGTAGAGCCTTTACAGTCTTTAAGAGGTCGTAATATTGATAATGCCATCATCATGTGCTCCGAAGCTGAAAACTTAACTAAAGAACATATTCAGCTGATTCTTGCTAGAGCAGCCGAAGGCTCTAATGTTTGGATAGATGGGGACACAAGACAAAGAGATAAGGTCGTATTTGAAAAATCACAAGGGCTTGAATATCTTATTGAAGGCTTAAAGGGCAATGAATTATTTAGTTACGTACATCTAATTAAGAAGGAACGTTCAAAGACAGCAGCGTTAGCCGATGAATTAGATAAAATTAAGCTACCAAGCGGTAAATAAAAGCACCATTTTATTTGGCAAATTTGGAGGTAAAAAATGGAAAAAATAGGATTTTGGAAAGTTTCAGACGATTATGGAGAATTTTCAAATTGGTATTTATGTAGCTTTATGTTTATGGGTATGAGATTCCATTCTTCTGAACAGGCTCTAATGTGGTTTAAAGCTAGACGTTTTGAAGATACCATAACAGCACAAAAGATTCTTAAAACTGACAATCAAGCTGAAATTAAGAAATTAGGTCGTCAAGTTAAAAATTATAACGAGGAAATTTGGAGCTCGATTCGTTTTGATGTAATGCGTAATATTTTATATTATAAGTTTTCTCAGAACCCAATTCTTAGAGATAAGTTAATATCTACAGGAGATGCTGACATCTATGAGACAAGTCCTTATGATAAAATTTGGGGCATCGGTTCTACTGATGTAAATGATATAAAAGGCAAGAATTTATTAGGCAGAGCTTTAATGGAGGTTAGAGCCACCTTGAAATGGGAGGCGCGTTCATGAAAGAATTTTTAATTAGCAAGGAAGAATTTGTTGAGTATATAAATTTTATTCATCGACAATCTAAGAAGCAGGATAAGTTCTTAGAAGCTATTGATGACTTAGCAGACGGTAAAGAATATTGTAATTGTTTCTTGTATGCTTCTTATGAAGACAAAGTAGTAAAGCTATTAGGAAAGCTTACTCATGACATAGACGATGATTTAGGTTATTTCTTATATGAACATCATGATGGGTTCCCTACTGATTCAGCTGGGCAGTCCATTTATCATGACGCTTCCACATTATATGATTATTTATTAAAGCAATATAATTTAGGAATTTCTGATTAAAAGTGTTGACTTAAAAATAAAATTCGTTTATAATAATTATAGATAGGGAAATTCCCTTAAAAAATTTAAAAAGTAGAGGTTTTAAAAATGATTAAAAAGAAATTAGATATTGATATTGATGAACTTTTAGATTCGTTAGGAATGGAAATGGACGAAGGAGTTGCTAATGCTAAATTACCTGACCCAGACTTAATGGCTTATTATGATCAGCTTAAGAATAGAGAGCTTTGGTTAGATTCTTCAATTAATATAAGTACATTAACAATTTCAAAGCTTATTATGCATTTCAATAAGGTTGATGACCGTAATGGTACACCTGTGGAGGAAAGAATGCCTATTAAGATTTTCATTTATTCATATGGTGGGGAGGTTGCAGCTTGCTTTAATTTAGTTGATACAATTCAATTGAGTAAGACTCCTGTATATACTTACAACATGGGTGTTGCTATGAGTGCTGCATTTGTAATCTTATTAGCAGGTCATAAGAGATTTGCATTACCTAGGTCAACTGCTTTAGTTCATTCAGGCTCAGGTACTACTCAAGGTACTTTCGAACAAACTGAAGCTCAAATGAAAGATTATAAGCATTCAGTAGAAGTAATGAGAAATTATGTATTATCAAGGACTACTATTGATCAAAAGACATTTAATAAGAATAAGAATACTGAATGGTATCTTTATATTGAAGACCAATTGAAGTATGGAATCGTTAATGAGGAAATTAAGACTTTAGAAAATTTATAATAGGAAGAAGTGATACTTATGACAAGAAGGAAGAGTAGAAAAGAATATATGGAAGCATATTTTCAAGTAGCATGCGACCATATAAGTGAAGAAGAATTTATAGACGCATGGTGGATGTGCGTAGCTAATACTGGCAACTGGTATTCTAGTTCTACAGGTAAGCAGGAGAAATTAAAAGACATGACACCATCTTACCTACTTAATATTAAGAATTTAGTTTTAGGTCTCTATGAAGAGAAGCCTACTCTTCCTTTTGGTGCTTCTAAATTGGTAAGTCTTATCGACTTTTATTTGATGAAAAAATCTAAAGAGTCAGATGATGATGACGTACCATTCTAAAAATATAGAGTTAGTATTTAGCTAACTCTTTTTCCAAAATATAGGAGGACATAATCATGGGGATTATACAATTAGGTTGTTATATTGCTAATAAGTTTTGGTGGATACCTTGGAGCAATTTCAGATTCAGACATGAAGAAAGATTTAATGTAGCAGTAGATGATTATTTTAAAATTATTGATAACACTATTAATAAAGATATCATTCATCTTAACTATGATTCTGATTGTTATAAAATTGGAGAAGTACTTCAAACGTTAGCTAAAAGATTATACAGTAAGTTTGAGTACACTAAGGACGGAGCTGATCAATTATGGGACGCAGTTTTACCTCCTCCTTACGCATATAAACAATTTTCTAATAATGAAAAATATAAAGAAGATTGTGACGGGTTCCATTCTTTGTTACTTCAATGTTTACATTCATCAGGTATCCCAGCCTACCTTACGGTTGTATGGGCTAGAGGCAGTGGACATTGCGTTCTAGTTTGCCATTTAGGAGGATTCTGGTACTTAGTAGATTATACCAGAGTGTACGCCGTAAACGGACAGTTAAATGAACTTATAAAAAATTACAATGAAGAATTTGTAAAGATTTATAAAGGATGTAAATCAAAAGTTTTATATAATTGTTTCTTAGGGTATAACTATAAAAAAGGTAAATTCTATATGGCTAATCCTGAAAAGGAGTTAAAAAAAAGTGAATAAAAAAGATTTTATGACTTTCGTTCGACTAGTTTATTCGATGACTGTATTTGAAGTCAGAAAAATTGGTGGCCGTTATTATTTTAAATTATATTTAGACGGGACTTGGGACGAAAGAGAAATTACTAAAGAAGAATTTGATGCTTTAGAGGCCGTTGAGAGTGAATTTTACCACGAAACTACAAGCAAAAATTAAAGGATTACCACGAAATCGCAAAAAATCGCACCAAAATCGCGGAAAAAGGAGAAAAAATATGAAAATTAAGAAAAAATTGCGTACATTATTTGAAAAATCTGAAAATTTATATGAATTAGACCATAGTGAATTAGAAAAAATAGCTATTACAGAGATATTTATAGTGGATTCGGGGGAAAAATTTACTATTCATAAGCAGACAAATGGTTATAATAACATGGCAATCCTGATCTATGACAAGGAACAGGATAAATACTACAGTAATTATCCACAATTAAAATCAGATGTGTTGCTTATTTGTAATTGTGACCTTAATTTTGCTCATATAGACGTTCCGACAGACCTCGGATGCGTAAGATTTTGCGGTTTCGGGGCAGATGGGCTAGGTCTTAGAGCCGCTGGAGACTCAATTATTATAGCAAGAAAGGGAGGAAAGAAACATGATTAACATTCCAATTTGGTTATTTGTGTTAATTCTTATAGCAGCTGCTCCTGTGGTTTTAGTTCTTCTTATCGTAGCTTTAATTATAATACTTTGCCCTATCTGGATGCTTGTCGGTTTAAAATCAGCTAAGTTGGCTGATGAACACCTAGGAATCGGAGAAGGTACGCCTAATAAGGAGGAAAAATATGGAAATTAAACTTATGAAAGACCCTTATTATGAAGGGGAAAAGATGTTTCATAAAAACAGTTTTGTCCTTGAGCCAAATACAGTTACATGTTTAGTGGGATGTAATGGTAGTGGTAAATCTACTGTCGTAGACCAGATTATTCGCAGTACCAAAGCAGAGCAAGTTGAGACTGATACAGTATATGTGGATTTACGTGACGCCTTAAGAAGTATATCAGGCTACAAAGAAAAGAAAGCTGAATGCTATTACTTCCTTTTCAATAAAAGGACAGAGACAGCTTCTAAATTTGAAGACCATATTTTTAATAAGATAGGTGAGACTTCTGTATCAACAGGAGAACATATTGTAAATCGATATAGCAATTCTTTGCCAATTCTTGGCAGCTGGATTCGTTCTCATAATAATGAAAAATTATTTATCATTTTTGATGACTGTGATGCTGGCACATCAATTGATATGATCGATGATATTAAAGGTGTGTTTCAATTAATAATAAATGACTGTGTTAAATATGATATTGAATATTATATTATTTTAACTGCTAATAGTTTTGAGCTAGCCAAAGATTTTGACTGCTTATCAGTAATTGATTTTAAACATAGACATTTTAAGACATATCAATCTTTTAAATCTTTTGTATTAAAGACTAGAGAAGCTGTTAATAAAAGAGAGGAAGGATTTCGTGAACAACGTAAAAAGGAAGGAAGATAATTTCTTTCTTTTTTACTTGACTTAACCTTATTTATAATATATAATAGTATTGAACAAGGAGGTAAGTTCATGGAAAAATCAGAAAATAAAAGCGGATTAGAGTTCATGGAGGACGACGATTTACACATCAAAGTTATGTGCGAAAAATGCAAAAAAGTCTTGTTCAGAGGGTGTAGTTTAGGACTTACAGTACATGAAATAAAATTTTGTCCGGATTGCAATAATCCGATTAATATTCACGAAAATTGGAGGAAAGTAGAATGGAAGTAAAGGATTTTAAGACAACTGCTGAATTTTTAGAGGAGTTAAAAAAATATGTAGAGGGTCAAATTGCATCTACATCTGTACAAGAAGCCACTGAGCAAAATACAGGTTATCTATTAGCTATGAATGGAACTTTAAGAATAATTTTAGCTTATATAGATATTAACAATGAGCAGAACAAACTTGTAGCTAACGAAAATGCTACTGTTGAAGTAAAGGATGACCCTGTTAATCACCCTTCTCACTATACAGATGGCAAAATTGAAGTTATCTCTTTCATTGAAGATAAGGGATTAATTGAAGGCTTCTGCAAGGGTAATGCGATCAAGTATATTTCAAGAGCTGGTAAGAAGGAATCAGCTGCATTGCAAATTGACGAGAAGGAAATTCAGGACCTCAAGAAGGCTCGTTGGTACTTAGATTATTTAATTGGTTACTACGAGAGAAAGAAAGGGGAGAAGTAATGTGTTAGTACTTATAATTATTGGCATGATTTTCATGTTCTTAGCTGGAGCAACTTTTGGATTCTATTTCGGAGTCTACAAGGCTCGTACTAATGACCATTTATTCTGTGACCCAGATGATGGGGGTGATGATTAATGGTAACTTTCGGATGGGTTTTATGGTGGATTTATACTATTTGCTTAGGCATTTGTGCCTTAGCATTCCTAGCTGCTCTTATCATAGCCGCAGTTATATTAATTAAAAGGAAAGGCCATTGGCGTGTTGAAATCAAGTTAGGTAAGATGTTATCTCTATCTGATTTAACTCTTTTAATTGTAACTTATATTTTTATTACAATGATCATGTTTGGAGGTTATTTATAATGGGAACTATTGCAGATGTTTGGCGAGGCATATTAGATATAACAGAAAGCCAACGTAAAAAAATGGACAAAATGGGGTTCGGTGAAGTATATAAGGTTATCACTGACCAGTTTATAAATGAGGATTGCGCTTATACAGAATCTAACTGTTCATTTCTAAAACAAAATTATAATTTAGACTCTATTACTATTACAGATATAGAGATAGGGGATTCTTATTTTATTTTCTCTCATGGGTCTAATAGCATCGTACAATTTAAAATTAAAGAATGTCCAAACTGGTTATTTGCTATTTGGTGGGAGCCAGGTATTCCTCCTGCTCAACAGGCTAAGAAAAATTTCAAGCCTAAGTTGACAAATGTCAACTATATTATAGGTTCTTTCTTCGCTCAGTATATTCCTGCGATAGATAAGTTCAAGCCAAGCCGCTCTGAATATTGTGTTGAAATTCGATATGACCTTAAGGATATTGAAGGCAAGTTTTTACCAAAGCCAGAGTTCTCATGGAGTCGAGACTATCTTCGCATGATAGGTTTCATTCATGCTCACCCAGCTCTAGCCTTTTACAGACAATGGCATGGAGCAGATTTTAATTATGAGTATGTGACAGAAGCCGAGGCCGAGAAAGAATTTGTTGAGTACATTAAGGATGAAATTGAATCAGCTCAAGCTAAAGAAGATTTCAGAAGAGAAGTTTTAAATTACTATAAGGATGTTTTTCTCCCTGCTCTAGGCATCGAAGAGTACAGGATTGTTGACCGTGGCAACTGCGTATCTCCTCGTTATGAGATTTACACTTGTCTCGAAACGACATTTGAGCTCGAAGACATTCCAGAGGTTAAGCCTTGGGCTACATATGCTCTAACATTTCATCCAGACAGCAACGACGTCGCAAATGATATTTTAGACGACTATGATATTAAGATGGCTAATGCCACTTCAGATTTTGAGAAATGGGAGAAAGAAATCGAGAAGCGTTATCAGGATTCCGGAGCTGGTTATGTCGGTTGGATTCTCGACCCATTCTTCGTAGCCGTCCCAGCCGCTGAGTATCGTGATCAAAAGACATGGGAAAACGATGACGTCGTAATTCAAGGATTTTTAAAGGAGGATAATTAATCCTTCTTTTTTTATTTATACACACGTACACGTATGCACGTAGGGGGTGCGGCGGGCCCAGCGTACCTGACGCGTCCGAACGACTCCGTGTAGAGTGAGGACGCGGTGGGGCGCGATCAAGCTTTCTCCACAAGGACTCGAAGGGGTAGAGTAGAAAAAAGAAAAATTTTTTT